GGTGTATCCAGAGGGTCTGTGATGGGTAGAGTTTATAGGCTCAGGCAGAACGGCGTGCTCGATTACAGGCAAGACCCAAGCGGGTGGGCAGGGCGTAAGAAAAAGACACCGCACCCACTGCCAAAGCTCAAAGCTATGGCATCACAGCCAGTGCAAACATTGAACCTTAACAAGCCAAAGGAACCCGATCCGACCCCTGTGGTAGCACCGCCCGTGCCTGTGTTCGACCCGTCCAAACCATACAAAAACATATTACAGCTTACATTGGACACCTGCCGATACATTATGACAGAAGATGTCTCTGTCTCTGCATTTTATTGTGGCGAACCAGTGGATCGTAAGTCATACTGCAAGGCTCACGCTGATTTATGTTTCACCAGATATGTTAACTATGTAAAGAAGAAACCCGATGCAGTTAGCACACTCCTACTCCGCCATAAAACTGTTCGAGAATTGTCCCTATAGGTATTACCACCAGAGGATTGCCAAGACCGTCGTCGATCAAGGCGGTGAGGCCAGTGCCCACGGTGAGCGTATCCACAAGTCGCTTGAGAACAGGATCAAGGAGGGGACCACGCTCCCCTCCGAACTCGACAATCTGGAACCCACGGTTCAAGTGCTTGAACAATACGGCAAAGCCGGAAACATCACAGCCGAACAGGAACTCACGCTCAACGCCAAGCTGGAACCCACCGGATGGTGGTCGAAGGACGCATGGATGCGGTCCAAGCTGGATGTGCTGGTGACAGTGGGCGACAAAGCCATGGTTGTGGATTGGAAAACAGGGAAGCGCAGGCCGGACTTTGCCCAGCTGGAACTGTTCGCACTGCAAGTGTTCCTGCAATTTCCGGAAATCAACTGGGTATCTTCGACTTTCGTATGGACCAAAGACCTCAACACAGACAGAGAAGTTTACACGCGTGACAAGAAGGGTGAACTTCTGACCAAACTCCTTGAAAAGACTAAGAGAATTGAGGCCGCGCTTGAGAAAGACAAGTGGCCTGCCAAGCCAAGTGGACTATGCAATTTCTGTCCCTGCAAAGATTTTTGCGAATACACTTGACATCTCTGTAAAGTAGGAGCATATAATGGCGACACCGGAAGGCAAGGTCAAAGCCAAGGTTGACAAACTTCTATCGCAATACAAAAGTGAGTTGTGGTTCTTCAGTCCACAGTCAGGCATCTACGGCAAGGCAGGCATCCCAGATCGCATTGCGTGCTACAGGGGGCACCTGATTGGTATCGAGGTCAAGGCAGACCGGACAAAGAAACCGACACCCCACCAGAAACATTGCATGGCACAGATCGAGCGGGCGGGTGGCAGATGTTTTGTGGTCTATGACGACGAGACACTCAGAGATGTTGAAGATTACCTAGCTGTTATCAAGGATATGAGGACCGTCGATGCTCGTATTGGAACAAGCCAAAGCCCTGATACTGAAACTTAACGATCCGGCCATAGTGCTTGAGTCGATCAGCACTGCTATTCCCCAGAAGATCAAGTCCATTCCAGCAGTCGTCGTGCCCCATGGGCTTGACGAAGTGACCACCCTGTGCCGTATCGGGTTCGATGCACCCTCCCCCATCCTTCACTATTACGACTGGAAGGGTCGGTTCAAACCATACGATCACCAGCGGCAGACAGCGGCGTTCCTGACGCTGAACAAGAAGGCACTGGTGCTTAACGAGATCGGCACCGGAAAGACACAGAGTGCGCTATGGGCCGCTGACTATCTGATCGAGATGGGTAAGGTCGCCAAGGTGCTGATCATCTCTCCCCTGTCCACCCTTGAGCGGGTGTGGGGTGATGCTGTGTTCACAGGTTTCCCCGACCGGATGCACATCACATTGCACGGCACATCACAGCGCAGGCTCAAGCGTCTTAAGACCGAGGCAGACTTCTATATCATCAACCATGATGGCTTTCCTATCATTGCAGAAGAAAGCATCGGCATGTTTGATTTGGTGATCGTGGACGAGGCCGCTGTTCTGCGCAATCCAAGCACGCAACGCTATAAGATATTCGCCAAATGGATGAGCAAGAACCCACAAACACGTTTGTGGTTGATGACCGGAACTCCGACACCCAACGAGCCGACCGATGCGTGGGCCTTAGCCAAACTTGTTGACAGTCCTTATGTGCCTGACCGTTATCTGGCGTTCAAAGATCAGGTCATGATGAAACTTAACAAGTATACATGGGTTCCCCGCCCTCAGAGCGTCGAGATAGTCCAGCATATTCTGCGTCCGGCGATCCGCTATGCGCGTGACGAGTGCTTTGATCTGCCGGATACCGTGGTTCAGACCCGTGCCGTGGAACTGACATCCGAACAGAAGTTGCACTACACCGCCATGATGAAGAAGCTGGTGACCGAGGTCATGACCGAGGGGGATGGCACGATCAGTGCCGCCAACGAGGCGATCAAAGTCCAGAAGCTAATCCAGATTGCCTGTGGTGTGGCGTATAACGAGGATGGTTCCAATGTGGAACTGGACTGTGCACCCCGTGTCAAGCTGGTCAACGAGATCATCGAGGAAGCTGGCGAGAAGGTGATCGTGTTTGTGCCACTGACAGGAACACTACGGATGTTGGAGCGTGAACTGTCGAAGAACTGGACGGTCGGCGTGGTGAACGGTGAAGTCAGCAGTAGTGAGCGCAACATCATCTTCAACAATTTCCAGAACCAGAAAGACCCCCGTGTCCTAATCGCCCACCCTGCAACCATGGCACACGGACTGACGCTGACATCGGCAAGCACGATCATCTGGTACGGCCCTATTACCAGCAATGAAATCTATGTCCAAGCCAACGGGCGCATCGAGCGTATCGGCAAAAGACATGTGTCCAATGTGGTGCATATCGAGTCCACACCACTTGAGGCAAAGATGTATGCGCGGCTCGAAAACAAACAGAAACTTCAAGGTCTATTACTGGACATCATTCAAGAGCAAACGAGGTGGAACAATGTCTGAACCAACAGTTGATGAAGTCATCGGGTTGTATATCCGTCTGAGAAACAAGAAGGACGCGATTGAAAATCAGGTGAAGGAAGATGTGAAAGAACTCAAAGCCAAGATGGATAAGCTAAGTCAATGGCTTATGGTCAAGGCCGACGAACAGGGCGTAACATCTTTCAAGACAAACCACGGCACAGCGTTCGTGACCACGGTGGACTTTGCGAATGTCGCCGACTGGGATGCAGTGCTGAATTTTATCAAGACAAACAATGCCTATGACATGCTTGAGCGGCGCGTAAGTAAGACCGCAGTGCGTGGATATATCGAGGCACATAAAGAGGTTCCATCAGGTGTAACCTATGGCACAAAGATCGAAGTGAATGTCCGTAAACCCACAGCGAAAGCAGAGGATTGATATGATCAAAGCATGGATCAAAGGCATCATCAGGGATTATATCCTTGAAGAAAGAAATACGAGCGGTGCAATAGTAAGCGCATCGGGACCACCCGTTGTCAATTCTCCTGCCATCATTGCGCACTCTATTCGCAATGGTTACATTCTGGCAGTCCACACCAACCCGCACTACGGTAGCATTGGTAACAGCCAATGGGGTGACTATGTGTTCTGCAAGGACAACGACGAACTTGCGGCGGCTCTCATCGCCGAGTTCACCAAGAACAAGATGGGCATCCCATCTCATGTTCAGACCGGACAGTATTCAGCGAAGCAAACATTTGCTCAATCACTTTCCGGTGTTTCTCAATCTTCACCCTAATGCTCAACAACAGGAGTTATCCATGAGCAATCTTATCCCTACCAATGTCCAAATTCCCGCTCACCTTGCTTCCCGTATGGGTAAGCCGTCTGCCTTGGCACAGTCCATCGCTGGTGGTTTGGGTGGTGGCGGTGATGCCTATCCCCGCATCTCTCTCAAAGGCTCACGCTTCCGCATCGTGGAAGGCAAGACCGAGACAGTGCTTGACTCCCTGCGCATTGATGTGATCGTCGTCGGTGCCAATCCCCGTCTGTCCAAGGCGTGGTTTGCTGGTGCATGGGATGCCAATGCGGAAGCCAAGGCACCTGACTGCTACTCGCTTGATGGTGTGCGCCCTCATACTGATAGCGTCAGTCCGCAGAATGATCTCTGTGCCAGCTGTCCGCAAAACGCATGGGGTTCCAAGATCACACCCACAGGATCACAAGTTAAGGCTTGTTCTGACAAGAAGCGCATGGCTGTCGTGGCCGCTGATGATCCATCGGGTCCGGTCTATCTTCTGGAAGTGACACCAGCCGCACTTAAAGGGCTGAACGAATACCAGAAGGAACTGGCTGTGCGTGGTATCGCACCGGAAATCGTGCGCACCCGTCTGTCGTTTGATCCCAATGCGTCCTTCCCCAAACTTATGTTTGGTTTCGGTGGGTTCCTCGACGAAGATGCCATGCTTGCAGTGGACGATCTGTTTGACTCCGACAAGGTGAAAGAGATCACCGGTGAAGTGTCGGTAAGCCAGCCTGCCGAACTGCCGCCTCCGGCACCCAAGACCACCAAGGCTCCACTGAAAGTGGTCGAGCCTGAGCCTGTCGCAGTCGAACCGGAAGTCATCGAGGAAGCACCCGCCCCCGTCAAGCGTGGGTTTGGTGCAGGCAAAACCGTGACGGCAGAAGCACCAGCGGCGGCACCGAAGGCGGCACCCAAAGCGGCACCGAAGGCGGCACCTAAACCGGCGGCTGTTGCTGCACCTGCTGCTAACTCTGGCAGTGCGCTTGCTGCTGACATCGCCAACATGTTGGGAGAGATGGATGCAGACGATGCCTAAGCCACTGGACTTTGGCAAGGTCGAAGTCCTGCGCAGGCACATGCTCCTCACGACCCACGACATATCTAAAGTATTAGGTGTGTCGCGGGTCACATATTACGGATGGCTCAAAGGCAAAAAAATTCGTAAGACAAATGAGGACTTTGCCAAGAAACGCGTGCGGAATTTGCTTGCTATAATGTCCGAACATAACTGGCCTACGCCTGAAATTATAGGCATGGACCAGAAGGGTAGGAGCAAACGGCTCCTTGAACTCTTGGAGTTCTACAATTAAACTGGCTATAGGGGGGTACCACACCCCCCTTATTCATCTCACATCAGGGGTCATTCATGGATACGTTGGAGTTTCTTCGGCATGTGTTGCCGTCGGAAGGCGTGTATGTCTCTATCGTAATCAACGATGGCGACTATCCAAGACAGAAATTTTATAACGATATTAACGATTTATGCACCGCTTGCCTGAGCCTTAGTGCTGGCGGGAACAATGTTTACTATGCTGTGGCATCATTCAACGACAAGCAGGGTGGCCGCAAACAGGATAATGTCCGAAAGATCAAATCGTTATTCCATGATGTGGACTGCGGTCCGGACAAACCGTTCACCACATGGAGAGAAGGGCTTGTCGCTCTTGGTGAATTTGTCGCAAAGACGAACCTCCCGCGCCCCATGATCATCAAGTCCGGCAACGGACTGCACGCATATTGGGTGCTCGACAGAGACTACAGCCCAGAAGAATGGCAACCGGTTGCTAATCGGTTCAAGGCACTGACAATCCAGTCCGAGTTCAAGGTGGACCCTGCTGTCCCCGCCGATAGTGCCCGTGTATTGCGAGCCATCAAGACGGTCAATCCAAAGGGTGGGCATGAAGTCAAACTGTTGATGCCAGCGGATGTCGTCACACTTGACGAGATGGATGAGGCGATCACTGCGTGTGGTATTCCCAAGCGTCCCGTTGCAGTCAAACCCGTTCAGCAAAAACCTGTTAGTAAACTGTTGGATGCAATGCGTGTCCGGCAGGAGTATCCCCCTGCCGATCCGGATGTGATCGTATCCAAGTGCGCACAGTTGAAGTGGGCGACAACCAACCAGAAAGATGTTTCCGAACCAATGTGGTATTCGGTCATCGGTGTTGCGGCGTTCTGCGAGAACCCAGAAGAAACAGCCAAACTGTGGAGCCACTTGCACCCGACATACGACGAGGCAGAGACCGTCAGGAAGGTGACGCAATGGAAAACCAAGGCCACCGGACCCACACTGTGTAGCCACTTCGATACCGAACGCCCTGACGGATGCAAAGGCTGTCTATTCAAGGACAAGATTTCATCGCCTGTCAGACTGAGTGTGAAGTACGCCGAGGTCGAAGTCGCCGCTGATGAACCGGACGAACTGGCCACACAGGTAGAAGTGCCATGGCCGTTCAAGCGCACTGCGACCGGCATGAAGCAGACAATCAACGATGTGGATACGGATGTGTGCAAGTTCGACATCTATCCAGTCGGGTATGGGCGCGACGAGATACTGGGCTACGAGACAGTGCGATACAAGTGGCAACGCCCACATGCCGGATGGCAACCACTCACATTCAGACAAGCCTATCTCACAGAAGGTAGCAGAGAGTTTGCCGGAGCCATTGCCGACCAAGGCATCGTGTTGGATAACAAGAAACAGACAGAGAGTTTTCAGCGCATGTTAAGATCATACATGGACAATCTGCGTCAGATGCGGTCGATGACCAACCTCTACGCTTCGATGGGCTGGAAGGCAGAGCACTCCCAGTTCCTTATTGGCAACACCATATACAAGCGCGACGATCAGAATGTCGTCACCAGCGAGGAAGTTACCTTTGCCTCGCAGACCCAGCGCACCATCGAGCCGATGTTTGTCGAGCGCGGAAGCCTAGAAGATTGGATAAATTTCACAGCAATTCTTGATACGGCACAGCTATTCCCTCACATGTTTGCGCTTCTCGTGTCCATGTCGGCAGTGCTTTATGAGTTCACCGGACTCAAGGGTCTGACAATAAATCTGTATGGACCGACAGGCTCAGGCAAGACGCTGGCCCAGCTGTTGCAACAGTCAGTGTGGGGTGATCCATCCAAGTTGCACTATGCGGCGAACTTCACGACCAACGCACTCTACTCACGCATGGGTTTGTATAATAACTTGCCCGTTACCATCGACGAAACCACAATCATGCAGGCCAAGGATGTCGGTGCCTTCTTGTATTCTGTTTCGCAAGGGCACGAGAAAGCCCGTCTCACCCGCACTGCGGAAGAACGCGCAGGAAAGACATGGAGCACGGTAGTCACCACATCATCCAACCGATCATTCAGTTCCGCACTTATGGCGGCTGGTATGGAAACAGATGCACAGATGGCCCGCCTGCTGGAGATCACGGTATACCCAAACAAGTTATTCACACGCAGTAGCGACGCAGGCAAGATGATCCATGACTTTCTCATGGGAAACCACGGCACTGTAGGCCGCAAACTTGTAGAACACTTTGTATCATTCACACCGGACGAACTGCGCCAGCAACTCGCCGAGCATAAGGAAGCGTTCAAAAATAAATACGGAACCAGCTTCACGGGAAGCGAACGCTATTGGGAGCAGTGCATTTTTCTCGCCGACTTTGCAGGAAAGACCGCTGTCAATCTGGGTCTTATCCGTTTTGATTACACCAAAGGTATAGAGTATATTCTCCAACAGCTTGGTGCCCTGCGCAAGAATGTCATGGAGACCAGCACAGACAGCTTCGATCTCATTACAGATTATATCAATATCCATTCCGGCCAGACTGTCACTGTCATGCACACGGGAACCAATAAGCCAAGTGCCGACTCTACCCGTATGCCGCGCAACGAATTGCATGTGCGCTTTGACCTATATCGTCAGACCATCGCTGATCCGTTTGACCGTGGCGTGGTCCTGTTTGATCGTCGCCACTTCCGCACATGGTTGGCTGGTCGTGGTGGAGACTTGCGCACCATCATGCGTGAACTTACAGCGGCGGGTGTAAACGCTACGCCCCAGTCAGAGAAGGCGTTCCTCGGCAAAGACACCAACATTAAACTGGGTCAGCAATATGTGGTGGGCATCAGCCTGAACCACGATAGGCTGATCGGTGTGCTTAATGATGCCGATGCCGCCGCAACCAACAGTGCGTTAACGCTTATCAATGGCGGTGTTAGTCAGCAAGCATAGCGTCGCTGATTGCTTTCAGGTCCATCTGTGCGTTCTTCGGTGCGGCACGCAGGGCGCGTTCACCGGCAGGACGCTGGGCCTCGCGCAATGCACGCTGTGCACTGGGGACGAACTTGCGTATTTCAAGCGCGGTCCCTAGCGTCCCTTGGTTCCACTGGTTGACGGCCTCTGTGATCTGCTGTGCCTCTGCATAGTCGTTGCGGATCATTGCCTTGACCCAAGCCTGACGGAAACCAAGAGCAACATCTTTCTGATAGTCAACGATGCGGTTGGACACACGCACCATTTCGTATTGGTCAGCGGCAACCTTTGGATAGAAGCCAAGCAAGCGGGTCAACACAATACCCGCATCCATCTGCGGGCTGACCACATAACCGCGACGATCCACCACGGCACCCGTATTAAGATATGCAGAGACATCTCCCAATGCACGCACGATTGTGATCGGAGACTCGCGTGCCACATCTTCGAGCGACTTGCGCTCCGAGAACGGGACAGAGATCAAGTCCTTGGCGGTTGTAGCCAGACCCAACAGCATAGACGGAGCCGGACCGATAAGGTCTTTCAACTCCTGCCCGACATTTGCACCCGCGAGCAGGAGACCAGTGGCTGGAAGAATGTTTCCGACACCAGCACGAGA